TGGCAGATAGAATGTAAACCAGAAGACGCAGACTTTATCGGTAAGTCCTGTGTTAACGCAATGATATTCGCAGGTGAAGTCCTGCAACTGAACTGTCCATTGGACGGAGAGTATAGAGTTGGTAATAGTTGGGCAGATACCCACTAGCACAATTCTATTTTATGTGGTATAATAGTAGTGTAACATTAACTAGCAGGAGAAATGCTATATGTCAGACCAAGCACCCAATGTAATGGTTAACTGTGATTTGTATTGGCCTAACCTGACTCACAAGAATGAGTTAGCAGGTAAGTATACAGTTGATCTTTCTAATCTATCTGATGCTGCTGTAACTGCGTTGGAAGATATGGGACTTAACATCAACAACAAAGGAGATGATCGCGGTAACTACATCACCTGTAAGTCTAACAACAAGTACCGAGCCTTTAAGCCTGATGGTAATGAGTTGCTTATCAAGGGACGTACACCACGAGATGACACAGACGATCCAGAGTCAGGTGTTATTGTAGGTAACGGCTCTAAGGCTAAGTGTCTTCTTGGATACTACGATTGGGAATACATGAAGAAGAAGGGACGCAGTGCTACACTCAAGCGTCTGGTTGTTTCTGATGTTGTCGAGTACACCCAAGAAGTAGAAGAGATGGATGCTCTGTGATACTGATTGACGGTGACATGCTGGTGTATCGTATAGGGTTTTCTTGTGACGATGAAAGTGAAAGCGTTGCAACGAAGACCCTAGACAATTACCTATCTGAGATGGTCATGGATCTATCTGACCACTACGACACCAGCGTTGTTTATCTTACTGGCAAAGGCAACTTCAGGGACGAGGTTGCTACCACCCTTCCATACAAAGGTAATCGTAAAGACAACCGTGTGCCTGTACACAAACAATTACTACGTGACTTCATGGTCAGTGAATGGAATGCACAGGTTGTTAACGGTATGGAAGCTGACGATGCTATTGCTATCAAGGCTACTGAGCTAGACCACAAAGCAATCATCTGTTCGTTGGACAAAGACTTCAAGCAAGTACCATGTCCTATGTATGATTACACCAAAAAGATTTTAACTCCAGTTAAAAAAGATGACGCTATTCGGTGGTTATATAAGCAAGCACTGATGGGTGATCGTGTTGATAACATACCGGGCATCTATGGTGTTGGCCCTAAGAAAGCAGATAAGATTATTGATCCTTGTACGACTGAGTGGGAATGCTATAGCACTTGCCTAACTCACTACTGGGACAATGACTTAGATGAGTGTAGACTGTTAGAGAGTCTTAGTCTTCTGTATCTGTTGCGTTCACCCAAAGACAAGTACGAGAAACCAAGTGAAGTTTGATTCTAAGTTTGAGAAAGAAGCCTATGCCTTGATGGTGGGCTGTGAGTATCATCCTTCACAAACACTAGAGTACGTACTGCCTAAGACGTATGAGCCTGACTTTGTTTACAAGACAAAAAGTAAGACCATATGGATAGAAGCTAAGGGCAGGTTCCGTACATCAGATGAGGCACGTAAGTATGTCTACATTGCAAAGACGCTTGGCTCAAAGGAGGAGTTGGTATTTCTCTTCCAAAAACCAAAGACCCCAATGCCGGGATCCCGCAGAAGAAAGAACGGTACACGCTACACAATGGAAGAGTGGGCAGCAAAGCAAGGGTTTAGGTGGTACACCCTCGACACATTACCAGCAGGATGGACAAGATGAGACATCTAGTAATACCTGACACACAGATAAAACCAGACAAACCTATGGATCATATGCTCTGGGCAGGCAAGTACGCATGTGCTGTTAAACCTGACACCATCATACACATAGGTGACCACTGGGATATGCCATCGTTGTCATCGTATGATGTAGGTAAGAAGTCCTTTGAAGGGCGGCGCTACTCTGCTGATGTTGAGGCAGGTAACGAAGCAATGCAGTTGTTCACAGATTGCATACGTGCTGAACAGGCACGACAGCGTAAGCTCAAGAAGAAGGTATGGCGACCTAGACTTATCTTTACAATGGGTAACCACGAGAACCGCATAGAACGTGCTGTTGAGAACGATGCTAAACTAGAAGGGTTGATGAGCTATGAAGACCTTAACCTCAGAGGATGGGAAGTACATCCATATCTTCAGCCAGTTATTGTGGATGGTGTCGCTTATTGTCATTTCTTCACTAGTGGGGTTATGGGTCGCCCAGTATCAAATGCAAAACTACTGCTCCAAAAGAAACATATGTCATGTGTTATGGGACACGTACAAGATAGAGATATCGCATTCGACAGAAATGCAGCGGGAGAAAGAATGACTGCTCTGTTTGCTGGTATCTACTATCAACACGATGAGGAGTATCTTAATCCTCAGACTAATGGTTCATGGTCAGGGCTATGGGTATTCAACGAGGTAACTGATGGTTCCTTTGATGAGATGCCTGTATCGATGACGTATCTGCGGAGGAAGTACGGTGCTAACTCTTGATGAAATACTAGAGCGTGTCGCTGCTAGGTATGATGAGGTAACTATCATGGAGGCTTTAGAGATAACAGCCGAAGAGTTAGTAGAAAGATTCTCAGATAAGGTGAACACTAACAGTTGGAAGTTTGACTTAGAGGAAGAACATGAGCATTGATAACGCAACACCAGCAGAGTGGGATGCACTTCCATCAGGACAAAAGAAGTGGGTCAAGGTAGATGTGATTGATAAGCCAGAGCATTACAACAAAGGTGGCATCGAAGCTATCGACTACATCAAACAACAACTAGGAGATGACTTTAGTGCTTACTGCGAAGGTAACGTACACAAGTACATACATAGGTACAAGTACAAGAACGGAGTAGAAGACTTACGTAAAGCCCGTGTCTATCTAGAATGGTTGATAAAGAGTATGATAGAATGAAAGTCGTAGAGGGTAGTTTTGGTAAAGGCAAAGAGGATAAGGATGAGATACTAACGTCTGAGTTTCTTTCTGCTTTTGTAGTTAGAGCAATGCAGCATGAAGAAGAAGGTAAGTCATTCAAGGTAGCTGTCATCATGTACGAAGATGGTGAGATGTTTGAAGTAGCATCTAATGAACAGTACCCAGATGGTGTCTTTATGTTATTACAATTAGCATCACAAGCAATATTAAACGAGACATTAGGAGTAACAGAATAGATGGACGCATATCAACAATACATACACAAGTCACGCTATGCCAGATACTTACCAGAGGAGCAGCGTAGGGAGACTTGGGAAGAAACAGTAGACCGTTACGTTAACTTCTGGGTGGACCGAGGACACCTTAATGACTTTGATGTATCAGAGATCACTAAGGCTATATATGAGCTAGACGTTATGCCCAGCATGAGGGCGATAATGACCGCTGGGGAAGCACTAGACCGTGACAACGTAGCAGGCTTTAACTGTGCTTACCTGCCTATAGATAACCCTAGATCATTTGACGAACTTATGTACATCCTTCTGTGTGGCACAGGCGGAGGCTACTCAGTAGAACGTCAGTACGTAACAAAGTTACCAGAAGTGGCCGAGGAATTCCATGAAACAGACACAGTTATTAATGTTGCAGATTCGAAAATCGGATGGGCGAAATCGTTTAGGGAGTTGGTATCACTTCTTTATTCAGGTCAAATTCCCCAATGGGACGTTAGCCGAGTACGACCTGCGGGTGCCACACTTAAAACTTTCGGAGGTCGTGCAAGTGGTTCAGAACCTCTCGTCGAGCTATTCAAGTTCACGTCCGGGTTGTTTCAAGGATCTGCTGGACGAAGACTTACGTCACTTGAATGCCACGATCTTTGCTGCAAGATCGCCCAAGTCGTAGTAGTAGGAGGAGTAAGACGATCAGCACTTATCTCACTGTCTAACCTGTCAGACGACAGACTACGCAGGGCTAAGACAGGTGAGTGGTATCATGCTAATCCACAACGTGCGCTGTCTAACAACTCTGCTTGCTACACAGAGAAGCCTGACTTTATTGCTTACCTAGAAGAATGGAAAAGTTTATATGAATCCTACTCAGGAGAACGAGGTTTCTTCAGCAGAGTTGCTAGTCAAAAGCAAGCTGAAAGGAATGGCAGACGAGATGCTACCTACGATTTTGGAACTA